GTCGATGGCCTTGCGAGTGATCGCGTAGCCGAGGCCGATCTCCACATGCTCCTGATTGTAGACGTAACGCTCGCCAGCGCCGTCGCGGAACCGGCCTGTGTGAAAGAAAAAGTCTGCGCCATCTCGACGAAGCCGACGTTCTTGATGGTGCCGGGCGTAGTGCCGGTCGTGTCAAGGACGCTACCGGCCTTGAGCGGGCCAGTGAATGTTGACGTACCCATTTAGACCTCCTGTGCGAGGATTTGCTGAACAGTCTGCACAGTGCCAGCCGGGCCTGTCCATTCAGCTAGATTGCCCGGACAAAATAGGCGGGGATCTCTCCCCGCCCGCTTTATCAGGTCGGGAACGAGCCGTAGATCGAACGCCAGTTGTAGTAGGCGAACGAGTAGCGCTCGTAGGCCTTCACCAACAGGTTGTCCGTCACGAAATCGATCTGCATGTCCGTTTCGAACTTGATGCGCTCCATGTAGGAGAGCCCTGCGATGTTGGTCAGCAGGAACCAAGCGCGAGTGGACGTCAGGTAGTCGTTGACCATGAAGCCTTCAGGCAGGCCGCCAGAAGTGGTCATGATGGCGTTGACGTCGTTGTCCGATGTGCCGGGGCGCAGTTCCGTCTTCGTCAGGCGGATTGCGACAGGCTCAAGAGCGGGCGGAACGACGAGACGACGACCGCGCGCGAACACCTTCAGGCCAGCCTGATCTCGGAAGTTCGTGCGGATGCTGATCATCGAATTAAGCAGTGTGCTTTCATTCAGATCAACAGTCGTCGCGTTCGACACCGTGCCGCCATCAATCGGATGCGAAGCCGAAACAAGGGCCACGCCGTCGCCGCCGATCGACGCATTGTACGTCGTCGCGGTGTTCAGCACGTTCGCGCCGTAGATTTCCTTGGTCTGCTGGAAGGATTCCACCAACCCAAGGTTCGACGGCTGGAACTGGCTCTTGTAGAGGTTGTCGTCGATGGCCTTGCGAGTGATCGCGTAGCCGAGGCCGATCTCCACATGCTCCTGATTGTAGACGTAACGCTCGCCAGCGCCGTTGTCGAAAGACGTCTGACCGCCTTCCGTCTTCAGCTGTGCGAGGCCGAGGAAGCGCATCTCAGCGGTGCGCTCCAAGGCCATCTTGGAATCATGCTTCGTGAAGATCTTGTCGTACTGCGATGGGATCTGCTCGTACTTGCCCTCAACGCCCCGGAGGCCGGGGAGGAGAAGGTCGCGGATGGCGCTAAGATTGACAGCCATTTACCTTACTCCTTAAGCGATGCCGACCGGGCCAGCACCGTTGGTGCGGCTGGATGCGTTGTTGAAGGCGACGATCACGCGGTTGAACTCCGACGCAGAGTCGGTGCCTTCAGCGCCCGGAGGAGCTTCGACAAGGCCAACAATGATAAACGGATGCGTAACGGTCGTGGCGAGTGTGTCCTGATCAACAGAGGCGGTCGACAGGCCGTTGGCGGTGTTCCCGTTCGGGGTGCCAGCGAGGTTGATGCCGTAGCCGATGTTGATGTATTCGCCGATGTTTGCGAACGTGATTGCAGAAGTAGCCCCAGTGTCAGAAGACTGGACCTCAAACTGCATCTGCGGGTTGCTGTAGAGGTACGCCTCGACGTCGCCGGTGGCGTCAGCGCCGGGCCAAAAGTTTGACCAGACAGTGCGCTTGGCGGAAGTGGAAAGGTACTTGCAGCCCGAGAAGATGCCTTCGCAGCGGACAGTGCCGCCAGCAGCCATCTGGGTGATGTAGCCGGTCGTCAGGGGGATTACAGGGTCGCCCTGAAAGATCTTGGTCGTGTTGTTTGAAGCAATATAGCGCGTGGCGAGTTCGTAGGTCGGCGCAGCGCCGTTCCCACGGTAGGGTGCAAAACCGAATGGTGCGTTGTTATTGGGCACGACGGTTTCTCCTTTTTACAGGAGGTCCATCATCGCGCACCGGGGCGACTAAGAACCGGGAAATTTGAACCTCCCGCGCCGGGGGGAGGTCGGGCGATGCCCTAAGCGCCAACGATTATGACCAGATAGTCAGAAAAGTAAAGGGCCATCCGAAGATGGCCCCCAAACTGCTCAAGGTCGGCAAAAGTCGGCAATTGAATTGCCGTCCTTATTCATCAGGAATGACAATCGGCTCGTAGCTTCTCTTGAGCTTCGCAAGCGGGTCGCCCTTGTTGGTGCGCTCAAACTGGCCGACAGGAGCTTCGCCGAGCTGCGCCTGCTTGTTCTGCACCTGAGCGCGCGCCTTGCGAAGGTCGGCGCGGCGCACCTCTTCGCTGATCTCCGCCGGGCGCTCCATCAGGATCATTCCCTTGCGCTCGATCGACTTTTCAGCGCTGCCCATGGGCATCATGTCCGGATGGCGAGACGCCGGGACGGGCTCCCAACCAAGACGACGCAGCGACACAAGGTAGGAGACGTCCTCCTGCCCCATGACGAACCTGCGCTTCCATTCGTACGTCCAACCGTCAGGGATGGCGTCTGGCGGCACGTAGAATTCATCCGTGCCCTCATCCAGACCGCCAATGTGATCGCGGATCTCGGCAGCGCGCTTGGCGGCGCGATCTTCTGACGATTCGCGCATGGCTGGCCTTATGGATGGCCGCTCAGATACGGCGGCCTGCGTCTCATCGTCGTCTGCGACGGCGTTTGCGATCAACCCGCCGGTGCGCGCGCGTCCTGTTTTTTGCACTTCACTCATATCAATCTCCTCAGTTGAGCTTGCCTTCGCGCTGCAGCGCAACCTTGTTGCGTGCGTAGTCCTCGTTCGTCATACCCAGATCGCGGGCCGTCTCGCGCTCCGCAGCCGTGAGGCGCACGACGTTGGGGCGCGGGTTACCGCCGACACCATTCGACCCACGGCTGACCGGGGCGGCTGGCGGAGAGACAACACGGCCCTTGGACGGCGATGAGGCTGACGACACGGGGTCGCTGTAGTCATCGTTGTTGCGGCTTTGCCGGTTCACGCCAAGGACGGCCTCGACGCGCTCGAAATAGTCGTCGGTGTCGGCCTCCGCGCCGCGAGCAATGGCCAGCTGGTGGGCAGCGACCATTTCCTGCATCTTGCGCGGATCGCGTGCGTAGTCAGGGTTCCTGCGAACCCACTCGGCGGAGCGCGGCGACAGCGTTGACGCCAGAGCTTCAACGGGGTCCATGCGCGGCGGGGGCGCTGCCTGTCGCGGCTGCGACTTCATGGCGTCTCGGCCCGTTTCCAGCTGCAGGAGACGCGCCTCGTTGGCGGAAATCTGCCTCTGGATGGACGCCGCCTGCCGGTGATCGCCGGTCGAGAACGCTTCGGCGAGATTGCTCTCAAGAATCTCGCTCTCGCGCCGCACCGTTTCGATCGCGTTGGTCACCAACGTGAGGTTTGTGTCGTCAACCTCGCGCGTTGCGCGCTGTGAGCGCTCATATTCAGCTCGCGCAGCGCTTTCGGCGTGCCTGCGCGCCATTTCGCTGTCATCCAGCTGCTTTTTAAGCGCCTGAATGGCATCGCTTGGGTCTATTGCGAAGCTTTTTGCGGGTTTGTCGTCTGGAACGACCCGGATGTCGTCATCGCCGGGCTTGTGATCGTCAAGTTCAACTTCGATCTGGTCTTCACCGTTGTTTGCCATGTCAATTCTCCTCAATAAGCCTCATCTGGATGCGAAATGCGCATGCGGATCTGCGTGTCGACCATCATTCGGCACAAAACGCCATTGATCGTAACGTTCCAGCCGTCGGACGGGCGGTAAACAAGCCAGTCATGCGTGGCGATCTTAGCGTCTGCGAACCAGTTTCCTTCCTGATCGTTGAACGCCATGGGCCCAGACGCCACAAGCAGGCCCACTTTGCTCTGGTATCGGTCCTCATCGGTCGTTTTGTCGGTGAGATAGAGGCCCGACTTGGTGCGTTGCGGCCTGATATAGACCGCCAGCAGGATTGTGTTGTTGAACAGCTCGATCTTCGACAAGTCGCCAAGCGATTTGAGCAACTCCGCCTTCGGATCAAGGTCGTGGTTCATAGGCATGTACGGCATTCTGACGGCTCCCTATCAGACAGTTCGGTCGACGATCTTTTGTGCCTCATCGCAAAGCTCGATGGCTATACCCAGACCCTCGATTTTCCCCACCAAACGCTGATAAGCGGCGTAATTGTCAGCACACCCCCTTGCGAGATTGCCCGTATCGAAGACGATCTTCTGTGTAATGAGCTTTTTTAGCTCATGAACCATGTATTCGTGTTTCGTCTGCATGACCCCTCCTGCAGAAACGGCGCGCCCGGTATGAGCGCGCCGGGATTTCGTTAGCGCTTGTTCTTCTGGATCTCGGTCTTCTCAAGGCGACCCTCACCAGACCCAGCGCCAGCCTTCATGTCCTTGTAGGACCGGAACACGCGGCCACCGGCCTTGCGCGCCATGGGCGGCATTCCGGAAGGCATGCCCTGCGGGGGACCGCCCATTGGCCCGCCCATCGGCATCGGCATGGGGACGGGCATCGGCATTGGGGGGCCTCCCGCGCCGCCGGGCGGCTGCACGGGCACAGGCATGCCACCGGGAGGCCTCATCGCTGCTGGCGCTGTGACGGTGCCGTCAGGGCCGCCCTGCGGCTTGGTGGCGATGACGATGTTGATGTTCGTCTTGCCAACGCGGCCACCGGCCTTGCGCTCTGCGCGGCCACCCTTCTTCATGGGGGCCTTCTTGTCCTTGTCGCCCATGCCGCCCATCAGGAGCGCCGGGAGAGCGCCGCCCATGAGCGCACCGCCGCCCATCTTCTTGGTGCGGCCACCGCTCTTGCGGTTGCGCATGAAGTCGGCGGCCTGCTCGCCAGTCATGGTGGACATGTCAGTAGGCTTGTTGGCCGGGCCAGTGGTTGACCTGCCGGGCGCGGGCTTGGTTGCCGGGGCGGTTGACGGAGGCTGCGCCGCCTCAAGCTTTTGGCGATATTCCTGCGAGGTGTTCCTGTTCCTGTCTTTCTCAGGCACGACAACACCATTGCCGCCGCCGTGTTGCTTGGCCGCACGGCCACCGGTTTTCATGCCGCCAATATGCTTGACGCCCTCACGCTCTTCGTTGGCCGTCTTCTGATTGCGATTCATCTTCGCGATCGCGATGTCCTTGGCTTCTTTTTTGTCGGCCTTGCCGCCGGTCGCGCGCGGCTTGCGATCCATGCGCGGGGCGCAATCCTCGCCCATGACCTTGCCGCCGGTCTTGTAGGCGCGGCGGGAGACAGGGCGCATGCCCGTCTTTGCATCTGCATTCATGGCCGGGGCAGGCGTCCAGTTCGACGAATCAACCTTCTGGTCGTCGCCCATCGCCATCTTCCGGGCTTTTGCCTTCAGGGCGTCTCGCCCCTTTTTCGCCATCGCGTTCATGCCATGCTCCTAGCTAGTTTACGGGACGTCTCCCGGCCTGCGCGTGGTGGGGCGCAGCGACCCATTAGAAAGTATCACGCATTCA